GCGGGCAGCGGCCAGCTCCTCAAAGTCGCCGCCGTTCTGAGCGATGACGTCGGACATGGTCATGAACCCGGCGCGGACGGCCATCTTGTAGGCCGAAATCTCCTTGGCTGGGTCGATCCAGCTCCAGCCACGCGGGATCCAGCGCGGCTGGTTGTAGCACTCGGGGTCCTGCTCGAAATTCACGAGCTGCAACACACCGGCCAGCACGGCGTTCTCGATGAACCACTCATGGACGCGCTGGTGGAACGCCTCAATGATCCAGCTCTGCAGCTCCTTCCACGAGTCCCGGTCGTCCATCAGCGACAGGCGCGACGAGCTGTAGTTGCTCTGGCTATAGTCCTTCGACAAGCTCTCGTAGCTGCAACCGATACCGGCGGCCACGCCGCGCAACATGAACCGCATGAACGGATCAAGTAGGCCCGATGGGCGCGTCGGATTGAACGACTGAAACTGCTCGCCGGGGGCCAGCGTCGTGATCTTGCCGGGTTCGAAATTGTCGACCCGCTCGAAATCCAGCACATCATCATTCGAGGTGATCTCGAACTCAGGATCGGGGGTCGTGATGAACCCCATCTGGCAGGCGCTGGCGCGCGCCGCGATGACCTCGGCTTCCTCGTAACCCGACATGTGCCGCAGGCGCACGAGCGCGCTCGTAAACCACGGCGCACCGCGCGTGACGCCCGCGCGCTCATCCTCGAACCGCGCGAGGTGGATCACCTCCTCGGCGGGGACGCGGCGGCGCGGCTCGATGTTCAGCTTCGTGTTCTGGTAGTCGCCGGGGTGGCGCTCATAGAACCAATACGCGACCGGGCGCTGCCACTGGTCGACCTCGATCCCCATGCGGATCTCGTTGCCGTTGATGGCGGTTCCGTTGTAGTTCTCGTCGAGGTAGTCGGCCTCAAGGACCTCCAGCGCCAGCGGCACCTTCGACCGGCCCATCCGCTTGTTGATCCGGCGAACGAACACTTCGCCGTCGCGGGCCACTGTGCGGACCAGCAGCCGTTCGAGCTGGCTGAACGACATCTTCCCGGCGGTGTGGCAGCTATCGGCGCGCTTCCACTTCTTCCACTCGGTTTCGACCATCAGGTTGGCCGTGGTGGACAGATCACCAGCGCCGGGGCCGCGCCGACCCTTGATCTGGGCCTGCATGTTCACCCCGTTGCCGATCACGTTGTTCTGGATCGAGCGCAGGGCGTTCTTGACGTAGTCGTTGTCCTGCGCGAGCTGGCGCGAGCGGTTCCGCATCGTGCGCAGGCCGGTACGCAGCTCGGCATCACCCGAGGTCGAGTTCGCCACCCAATCGTTCAGGGTGCGGCCAAACCCGGCGGCAGCGTACTGACGGCGGGCGATCTGGATGCGCGGCTCGGTGGCAGGTTCCACCATGGTGGTGCTGTCGTCACGACCGAAGGGCCAGTACCAAGGCATCAGGTGAACCTCACGAACTTGTTGCGCGGATCGCCACTGCCGTTCGCCTTCAGGCGGGCGCGGCGCTCATTGGCGACGACGATCTTGAAGTGGGCCTCCAGCTTTCGCAGCTCGGCCACCGGCTCGTTCTTCAGGCGGCGGGTGCCGATCCAGTACTCCTGAATGGCACCACCAGTGACACGCGCGCGGATCGCGGCCTGCACCGCTGCGAGATCCAGCTCGGCCTGCGACCGTCCATCATACCCCGCAGCCGCCGTGGACAGCGACTGATCGATGCGGAGCTGGCCCGACCCGATGGTGAACACCTGACCCGACTTCGACGCCTTCGCCTGCCACGTATAATTCGGCTCGCGTGACGCGGAGGAAGTGAGCGCGGCGGTCTGCGCTGCCGTCAGCGTGGTCTGCCAGCCGGTGCCGTTGGCGGTGCCGGTGACCTGCAGCAACGTCGGCCCAGCGAAATACCAAGTGAGGGTCCAACTGCTGTCGATGACGTTCCCGAGCGGGTCGGTCGTCGAGCTATCGCGCCACACCACGGTGTCGCCCTGCGTGATGTTGGCGGGGATCTGCACGAATTACCAGCCCGTCACAAAGTTGGAACCAGCAGAACGAGTGCGCCTGCGCAATGGCTTCTTCAAGGAACTGTCCGCGCGCGGTGGCGGATTACTCGGTGGCTCTGGGGCCTTTACTTCAGGCTCCGGTTCTGCATCCACGACGGGGGCGGGCTTTACGTCCTGAACGACGACAGGCTTCTCGGGCAGCTTCTTTTCGAGCTGGTCCCACACTGTGTTCCGGTTGTAACGGAAGTAGATACTCTGCATCGCCGCGAAGGCGTACACGAACGTGTCCAGCGCCTCGTTCCGCTGCCCCGGCTTCTTCTCCCAAGTCGAGACAGGAAAACCCTTCAGGTACTTCGTGACCTTCCGCTCGGCGGTGAGCTGGGCGAAGTACTCCTCCTCCAGCTCGGGGAAGTGGATGAACCCAGTGCCCGCCTCGACGATCTTTAGGCGCGCGTAGATCGTCGACTTCGCGGTGTCCGAACCGACCGGCCAAACCTCCGCGCCCTTCTTGTAGACCTTGCCGCCGCGATGCAGATCGACCTTGGTCGGCCTGCCGATCACCGGCTTACCCGCCTGCGACTGCCCCTTGATCGCGTAGACCGAGTATCGCTTCATCTTCCGCGAGAACTCGTAGACCTCGTGCGTGAAGTGGCCGCCAGAGTCGATGCAGGTCGCCATGATCGGCATGGGACCAGCCGTCTCATGCGGGATCAGCGTCATGATGACGTCCTCGAGCTGCTTCCACAGCTCTGGCCGCGCCGGGTCCCCGAAGATCTCCTGATGCCCCAGCACCCACGCCTCTTCACCCCGGCCCCAGCCAATGATCGTGACAGCGAGGCGGTTGTTCTGGGTGTCGACCCCGGCGGTGATCGCGAGGACGCCGTCAGGCGCGAGCATCTTCGGGTAGTATTCGATCCGCTGCATCAGGTCAGACGCACTGAGCTTTGCCGCAGTCTCGCTTTCCCACGCCTCACCAAGAACAGTGTTCACCCAAGTCTTCAGTAGGCTGGGATCGCGCTTTGCCTTGATGAATTCGTCGACAATCTCGGACCATGACTTCCAGCCGAGGGGCGAATACAGCGAATTGATGTGGAAACCGGCAGTCTTTCCGTCGCTGGTCGCCGTCGCGCGCCACTCACCAGCGGCCAGCATGTCCGTCTTCGAGAACTCTTCGATCACACAGCCGTGATGCTTGCACACATAGTGGGCCGTGGCTGGGTTGTTATCGGTCCACTTGATGCCGTGCAGGAGGCGCGGGCCACCCCATTCGAGGTGCTGGTACTCGCCGCAGTGCGGGCAGGGGACGAAAAACCGGCGCTGGTCACTCGCGAGGTACTCGCGCTCGATCCGGCTGGTCTCCTTCTCGGTCGGCGTTGAGGTCATCAGGATCTTGCGGCGCGCGAACGTCGTCGTACGGCGCACCGCGAGGTTCACGGGGTCGCCTTCGCCGTCAACGTCAACCGGGTAGCCGTCGACCTCATCGAGGAACAGATACCGGATCGGCGTCGAGCGCAGGCTGACCGCGCTGTTCGCGCCGGTCAGGAGCATGAACCCGCCAGCGAATTCCTTGACAAGCTGCGTGTTCCCACTGTCCCGGCTGCGGCTGTCGGCCACTCGGTCGCGGAGGCGCGGCGTCTCCTCGATCATGGGGGCCACGCGCTGCTTGCTGAACCGCTTCGCCATGTCGACGGTCGGCTGAACTGCCATCAGGGGACCGGGTGCCGCATCGATGATGTACGCCATCCAGTTCGCGCCGCACTCGGACTTGCCGATCTGCGCCCCAGCCTGAAAGACCACGGTCTGGATCGGCGAGCTGGGTGACAGTGCGTCCATGATGTCGCGCAGATACGGGGTGCGTGATGTGCGCCAGCGGCCCGGTTCCGCCGAGGCCTTCTGCGACAGCATGCGGTGCTGATCCGCCCACTCGCTGACCGTCATGTCGGGGTCGGGCGTGAGGCCCTCTATGAAGGCCTTCGCGTAGTTAGGCTCGATCACGCCGAGTTCTGCTCTCGGTGGAACCGGACGCTCTCACCAGTGGCATCAGTGAGGAGGTCGAGCCAGATCCGGTCACTGATGATCAGCGCACCGATGGGGACGCCACCCGCATCGCGGAACGTCAGGCCGACCGAGGCATCGCCAAGACGCTTGATGGTGAGGCCCTCGGTGTCGAAGATCTTATTCGCCATTGCCTTCCTCCAGCACCTTGCTGATCTCATCCATCGCGCCACGGATCTCTGCGGCGAGGCGCTGGTGGATCTGGAACGGATCCGTGAACCCGGCGATCTCGGCAGAGACGCGGTCGGGGATCGCCAGCATGGCATCGCGGGTCAGGCGGGCGAGCTTGAACGCCTGCTGCTTGACCTTGCCAGCGTCGATCAGCGCGCCGCTTTTCTCCTCGAACTCGATCCGCGCGAGCTGCGCCTTGTAGGCGGCCTCGATGGTCTTGCTCTCGACCAGCGTCGGGACGTTATTCGGATCGACGCCGATCTGAACAGCGAGTGCCGTGATGTCGTCCAGATCATCTGCTGCGGCAGTTCCGTGCGTGACCTTGGAGCGGTTCTTCGCCTGCCCGTGCCAGCCCTGATCGGGGTTGGTCCGCTCTGCCCAGAGCTTGTCAGCCAGTACAGGATCGATCCTCTTGCGATCACCAACCGCCTCGGCGATCTTTCCGACCTTGATGGCGTGGTAAACGGCGTTGGTCGAAACACCACGCATCTTGGCGTATTCAGCGACGGATACGCGATCTACTTCCACGGATTTGCGCCTCTTTTGGAGGCTTTTCCAGCTATTGATGCTTTTCTCACTACTCAAGGAGATATTCGGGATTTAAAAAAGTTATTCACCAGTCACTAGTTTTACGTCGAGGTCGCGCGTCACCCTCGCCGGGTGACGGCCTGAGAGGGACCCGCGAACCGTGCGGGCAGGCGCTGGAATGCCCCTAGGGGGCCGCTGGGAGCCCGCTGGCGCGCGATGGGGGCATGGGATAGGGGAGAGGTGCGGGCCGCCATTGCCCCCCTCAGAAGCCCGGAGATTGTTACACGTTTGCGCAAGATTATTGCGCAATGAGCTCAACGGCAAAATGCCCCATGGGACGGGGTGCGCCATGGGGCAGGGGGATAGGGTAGCGCGCCCCATGGGGGAACGGGCCGCCGGGGGCCGGGGCAAAAGAAAAGCCCCGCCGGTTAGGGCGGGGCGCGGGGGATATCGGGGCGGCGGGGCGGGGCTATAGCTTACCCCGCGCGACGCTCCACAAGAGGCAAAGGGCAAGCACGATATAGGGCAGGCGCATGGTTAGATATCCTTGTCAATGATCATACACTGCATTGCCATTAATTGCGCGGCTCGATGATCAATGCCGGGGTGCTTGGCCATAGTGGCGCGGGCTCGCGTTTCGATTTCATCAGCAAGCACATAGGCCATGGCGCGCAATTCGCGCTTTGAGGGGCGGCCCTTCATGCGCCTGCCCCTTCGGCAACCTTGCTTGCCTTGCGCTTGCTTGCCCCATGGGCAGGAAAGCCAATAATAGCTTTCCGATTGGCAATCGCGCAAAGGCCGCAAGAGGCGCATGAAACGTTGTCTGATATCGTGGCGGGGCATATTGCCACATGGCGGCCTGCAGGGGTACGCGTTGCCGTAGTTTGGTCTGCAGGCAACACAACGGCAACGGGGGCAATCTCGAGCGCCGCTAGTTCATCCGCATGCGCCAGATCATTGGCCGATAGGTTGACGGTAAAGCCCGCCTCATTAGCCCCGGCGATTGCTTCACGCGCGGCGGGGCTTGTCATGGGTTTGTGCGTATAGGTGAAGCCCCGGCGGCCCCGGTTAGCGGCCACTAGGTCAGCAAGGGCCGCCGCGTCGATTTCGTCCCCCTGCCCCGGCAAGTCACCTGCCTGATTGTGCCGCCATAGTTGCCCCTTTGGCAGGGCGCGAACCTGCAGCAAGAAATCGGCCCATTCCATGCCAGCCCTGCCATTGTCCACCTTGCGCCAAAGCAATGCAAGCGGCCCGCCTGCAGCATAGCATCCCCCCGCGTTATTGCGATTGAAGGGGCAGGACGCGGGGCAGGTGGCACTCGCGCTAGTAGTGACAGGAATGGGACCTGTCTTACGATTGGACGAAACGCGCGTGAACTGGACGCGGGGCAGTTCATAGGGGGCATTTGCGGCATTGCGAGCGATGAAATCTTGCGTGGTCATATCAAAACACCTTTGCGATTAGGGCGCGAATATCGCGCGCGATTGAAAATAGAGAGAAAATGCCTGCCCCATAGATAATGGCATGGCAGGCTATATTTGCGGCGTCCTGCATTAGCGCGCCCCGATAAGCGCGCGGGCCGCGTCCCATGCTTCGGTTACCTTGCGGGATGCAGGGGCAGACATGACGTCCAAGAGATTGGACATGGCCGCCGCTAGTGCATTGCGTTCATCCGCAAGGGCCGCCATGCGCGCGATTTCTTCCCATGCAATCGCCTGCCCCTTGGCACTGCCGTTTTCTATTGCCATCCGCAGCAAGGGGATGATCGCGGACCATGTAGGCGTGCAGTCAATGACATTCGCCGGTGGCGGGATATCGGCAGGGGCAGGGGCCGGGGCGGCCTTAGCGGCGGCCACATAGCGCGCATTATCCAATGCCTCTTGCAAGTCACTGCAATAGGCCGCCCCGGCTTCGCGCTTTGCAAGGTCCAGTTGCGATGCGTCGGCAACTCGATAGTCGCCGAATTCCGTTTTGCGCACCGTGAACCCAAGCGCGCGGATTTCGGCGAATGCGGCCTTCTGAGTAATCTTGGCAGTCATGGGGTAACCTTTCCATCAAATGCGGCGGCCCCGGCGGCCCCGCTTCCATGCCCACTACATAGTATCAACGTTGTTTACGTTCAAGCAACTTCCGCAAGAAAACGCGCGGCCCCGGCAAGTATCGGCCCCGGCGGCCCGATAGCGGCCCCGGCGGCCCCGGCGGCCCTAGTGCGGCCCCGGAGGGGTAATATCCTAAAGCATTGAAAAACAACGTTATACCGGGCCGTGATGGCGGCCCCGGCGGCCCCGTTTAGGGCTAAGTCATTGAAAGAAAACTGGTTTGTCGGCGAGCCATCGAAGTCATTGAAAACACGCCGAAAAGCGTCCAGAGGGTCTCCAGCGGGTCTCCGGCGGGTCTCCAGCCTAGACCCTAACCGGACCCTAACCGGACCCCAACCGGACCCTAACCGGACCTCGCGTTACTTAAGCGCCGCGATCAAGTTGTCACGTAGCAATCGCTGAGTATTTAGGTTGATTGCACGAAGACTTGGACCAGCCAAGAACTCGCGCTGTGGTACTTTTGCAGCAGGCACGAGAAGCCACGCGGGCACGTACACGCCGCCCTTCTTCATCAGGATGATCTCAACGCCGGGGCGGTCCTTGGACTTCACCTTGAACGCGAGTGCGCGCTGCGCCATCGCCAGCCGCTTCTTGTCGTTCTTCATATTGGGGTTGTTGGGCAGCATGCGCAGCAGGTTCTTGGGCTTCCAGCCCTGCTGCACGATGGTCTGCGGTGTGGGCTTCACCGCGCGGAGCGGGATCGCGATGTGACGGCCTGTGGCGCTCTCAGGCGTCTTGATGCCACCGAACTCCTGACGCGCCATGAAGTCGCGGCGGCCACCAGAGTCTATCGAGTAAACGAACGACTGCAGGTTGTTCTTCGACGCGGGCCGGATCCTGATCCCCTTGGGCACGAACTCGCGCCGGATCTGGAACTTCTTCGGCAGATCTTTGCGCACCTCTTCTTGCGAGGCAATCGCCAGATCAGTCAGGGTCTTGGCGATGCCGAACTTGATGTTCGACGTCGAAAGGCGGCGCAGGAACTCTTTCGAGAGAGTTCCTATGTCGTGACGAATAGATAGTGTCTCCATGGGGCCATTGTCGCACAACGGCCCCACGGCAGCGAGATCAGTCAGCCCGCCAGATATCGTCGCAGACGTTCTGGGCGATCTCGCCGAGCGTGACGCAGAAATCTTCCTCGCCGGTCGCGTCGGTGATCATCTCGGTGCCGCCGTCCAGCTTGAGCCATAGCGTAGCGGCTCGGTCGGGCAAGCGCGCCCTGAATATGGCTTCGGTGCCGACCGCGCTGATGTCGATCTCGGCCCCGAGTTTGAGAGCGGCCATCGTGACCGCGCCGATAATGCGCTCCTCTGCGTACCCCATGAAGTCCTCCTATGACTGCGGCCAGACCCGTAATGGATCTGGCCGCGCATGTCATCAGAACCGGATATCCTCGGGTGCCCACTCGTAGACGTCCCACCCGAAATTCGACCAGAGCCACGCTCTGAGCGCGTCAGGCAAGTGCATCAGCCAGTGCCTGCGCCCCAGCCTGCAGAGCCTCGATCTCAGCCTCACCCCGGCTCTCAGGCCACGAGTAATCGCTGATCAGGTCGGTGCCATTGCCCCAGACCAGCATGATCGAGCCAATGTACCCGGCGCGGCTCGTTTCGCTGTAGACGGCCAGCCAATCGTGATCGGTAGTACCCATGGCGGCGAGGATCTCGTCGCGCTGC